TGCAGCTCAGCCTAATAATCGTATTCTCTGGCACGTTAATAGTTATACTACTGATGACAGCTGGCCAGATTACAAAGTCCAAACTACATATTGGGATGCTGAAGATAGTGGATTGGTTACAGAAGACAGCGATAAAATGTTCTATGAAATGGAAAAAAAGAAAAAATGATTGATAAATGGATATATAAATTTTTTGAGGCACTAGACAAAGCTGGCTTAATAGTTGATAATCTTGTCCAACGTATGAGTGAGATAAAAATGAATTATTATTTTACAGGTGCATTAATTGTAATGTTAGTGGTGTTGGCTTTTTGTGGGGGTCCGCATGTCCAATAAACCTTTAAACATATCTGAATCGGCTGCCGTGCAGATGCCGATGAAAACGGTTGCTAGTTTGATTTTGCTAGTCGCAGCTGGCGTGTTCGCATATACGGAGCTTACAGCAAGATTAGTTTCGTTAGAGACATCACGTGAGTTGTTTCAAAATGACTTGCTCAAAAAAAGTGAACAAGTGCCCGTGGACCAAGAGCAAATATTTTTAATTGAGGATCTTTATAAAACTGTAGAGAAAATGGAAGAAACTCAAGAGATGAACATGACAAATAAGGTGAACATCGAGTTTTTAAGAGAACAACTAGATCAAGCTTTAAAAGATATTGAAGATCTAAAAGACAAAGTAAGAGCAAATGGAGCGAATCAATGACAGAGTTAATTATAGCCCTTCTTATGATTGTCAATGGAGAAATCAAAGAACATAGAATACAAGAAACTATGTCTGAATGTTTGAAAGGGAAGAGGGTTGCAATGAGATCAAATAAAAATAATAATATTCAGTACCAGTGCATAAAGTCAATGGCTGAACTTGAGTTAAATATAGATGGATCAAAATCAATAAAAAAACTTATACTGGAGTAATTATGGAATTAACAAGAAATTTTAGTTTACAAGAATTAATTAAATCTGACACTGCAATTAGATTGGATATCAATAATAATCCAAACTCAGGTCAAATAGAAAAATTAAAAGCATTATGTGAAAATATTTTACAACCCGTTCGTGATCATTTTGGCAGGGTAAAAGTGACTAGCGGATTTCGTAGTGAGCAGCTGTGTCTTAAAATAGGTAGCTCAATAAACAGCCAGCACGCAAAAGCAGAGGCTGCAGATTTTGAATGTCTTGGTGTAGATAATGCTGAGTTAGCTGATTGGATTAACAAGAACCTAGAATATGATCAATTAATACTTGAGTTTTATACTCCTGGTGAACCTAATAGCGGATGGATACATTGCAGCTACACACCTGAACAACCTAGAAAACAATTCTTGCATGCTTACAAATCTGAAGGTAAAACTAAATATAAACCTATTATAGGAAAGGCTGTAGATTTAATTTAATGGCAATTGGTAGATCACAAATAACAAAACAAGTTGAAGGTAAATTAAGAGGTGCGCGAGATGAAAAAAAGAAGAAAAAACGTGTCATCGCCAAATTATATAGCAAAAAGTCTAAGGTCTTCAAAGTTTAGTCAAAAAGTGGTACAATCCAAGAAATTGTACAACCGTAAAAAGGATAATAATGGCGACTTCAGGATCAGTAACATTTAATTTAAACATTGATGAAATTATTGATGAAGGTTTTGAAAGATGTGGTTTATCAACTGCATCGGGGTACGATTTAAGATCAGCTAGAAGAAGCCTTGATTTATTATTTGCTGAATGGGGTAACAGAGGTATACACCTTTGGAAAGTTGCATTACATGAAAATGCATTAGTATCAGGGCAAGCAGAGTATAGTGTTAGTTCAGGTGTAAGTGATGTTTTAGAGGCTTTTGTGTCTTCAACCGCAGCAGCTTCTGATAGTTCGAGCACTCAAGACGTATCTTTAACAAAAATTGATAGGTCAACTTATGCAGCGTTGCCAAATAAATTAGCAACTGGACAACCTTCTCAATATTATGTTTCTAGAGAAACAACACCTAAAATTTATTTGTACCAAGCACCAGATTTAAATACTTACACAACTTTAAAATATTACGTAATAAAAAGAATCGAAGATGCAGGTGCCTATACTAATGATGCGGATGTGGCATATAGATTTTTACCTTGTATGTGTGCAGGTCTTGCATATTACTTAGCTATGAAAAAAGCTCCACAGCTCGTACAACAAAACAAATTAGTTTATGAAGATGAACTTAAAAGAGCTCTTGATGAAGATGGTCAAAGAACATCTACATACATAACTCCTCAATCATTTTACCCAAGTGGAATATAATTATGGCAAAATGGGCTACAGGTAAAAGATCACAAGCAATATCTGACAGATCAGGCATGGCTTTTCCATATGTAGAAATGGTAAAAGAATGGAATGGTTCCTTTGTTCATTACTCAGAGTTTGAACCAAAACACCCACAGATAAGAGTAAGACACAACAGAGCAGATGCCATAGCTTTACAAAATACTAGAAACATGAAATTTCAACAACCATCAGTTAAATTTTCTGAGGACACAACAATTTCAGATTCTGGAGGAGCATCAGTTGGTGTAGCAAATTTATCATTACCAGGTGATTTTGCTTTTTCAACACAAACATTTCAAACAACTAATGACAATTTAACAACGTCAGTATCTTCAATGGTGCCACAAGATCCTTCTTTGCAAAATAGAAGAAGAAGATTAAAAGCATCTATAGGTAACGTAACAGTGAGTATATCATAATGGCAATAACTTATTCTAATTTTTTAACACAAGTAAGAAACTTTACTGAAGTAGATTCAAACGTATTGTCAGATACTATTATTGATCAGTTTATTAGAAACACAGAATTAGATGTAGCTGGTAAAGTTGATTATGATGATACAAGAAAATACGCTACCTCTTCATTTACAGCTAATAAAAGATATTTAGTTACTCCAGCTGATTTTTTAATAATAAGATCTCTTCAAGTTTTTGCGGATGCAACAATTACTAGTGCAAGAACTTTTATGGAAAAAAGAGATACGAGTTTTATTTCAGAATTCAATAGTTCTGGTGCAACAGGAAAACCAAAATATTACGCAAATTGGGATGATTCTACAATTGTTGTAGCTCCGACTCCTGATATAGCATACGGTGTTCAATTAAATTATATTGTAACTCCACCTCATTTTAATAGCACAACAACAACATATTTATCTCAATATCAAGAAGCCATGCTATTACATGGCGTTCTTACTGAAGCATTTTCATATTTAAAAGGACCTATGGATATGTACAACTTGTACAAAAGTAAGTATAATGAAGATGTACAAGCTTTTGGAATCCAACAAATGGGTCGAAGAAGAAGAGCAGAGTACGATGATGGAGTTCCAAGAATAAAAGTGGATTCTCCGTCACCATAAAATTTATAAGGAGATTAAAATGGCTATAACTACTAACGCAATATGTAACTCATTTAAAAAAGAGTTATTACAAGGAAAACACGACTTTGATACATCATCAGATACTTACAAATTAGCACTATATACATCACAAGCTACATTAGGAGCATCTACAGAAAACTACACTACTTCAAATGAAGTGGCTGCTTCTGGACAATACTCAGCTGGTGGAGGAACTTTAGTTAACCAAGGTGTTAAAGTATCTTCAGGTGTTGCTATTACAGACTTTGCTGATTTATCTTTTACAGGTGTAACTCTTACTGCAAGAGGAGCTTTAATTTACAATACAACTACTGACGGTGGTACAAACACTACTGACGCTGTTTGTGTTTTAGATTTTGGAGGAGATAAAACTGCAACTGCTGGAACATTTACAATTCAGTTCCCAGCATTTACAACTTCTGCAGCAATATTAAGAATTAGTTAAGGAGGGTGCATGGCTCTTGTCATAAATGATAGAGTTAAGGAAACAAGCACCACTACAGGAACAGGAACGTTCAACTTAGCTGGTGCTTCACAAGACTTTGAATCATTTGTATCTGGAATTGGTACAGGGAATACTACTTATTACTGTATTACTAATACTGGAGCGGGTGAATTTGAAGTAGGAATCGGTACAGTAACCGATGCAGCAACAGACACTTTATCAAGAGACACAGTCATATCATCAACTAACTCAGATGCACTTGTAGATTTTTCTGCAGGAGAAAAAGAAGTATTTTGTACTATTCCTGCTAAAAGAACTATTAGTCCAGTAATGACAGCAACAGGTTTCGTTGTAACTCATGCATCTACTTTAGATGAAGTACAAACAATGGACTCTGGAGTATTAGCAGGACCAGTGACAATAACAGGAACAATAACAGTAACAGGAAATTTAATAATTATATAATGAGTAAGATAGAAGTTAATGAAATAGATGCACAGTGTGGTAGTACAATTACTGTAGGATCTTCTGGTAAATCAGTTGCAGTTCCAGGAAACGTTGTAAAAACAAATGCAGTGCAAGCCTCTGATGGTGGAAACATTGTTAATCAGTGCGGTACTACTATTACATTAGGTGCTTCAGGAGACACAGTAAGTTTAGCAAGTGGAGCTTCTCAATCAGGATTTGGAAGAGCAGGCTCTGTTGATTGGCAAACAGGAGATGTTAAAACTGCAACATTTACTGCTGCCGATGGTGAAGGTTATTTTTGTAATACTACATCAAGTGCGTTTACGGTAAATTTACCAGCTGGATCAGCTGGAGCTATTGTGGCCATTAATGATTATGCACAAACAGCTGCAACAAACAATATTACAATTGCAGCAAATGGATCAGAAAAAATTGAAGGTGATACAGCTAATAAGGTAATTTCAACAAATGGAGTTACTGTTACTTTAGTATATGTAGATGGAACTAGAGGTTGGAAACTTGTAGACACAGGAGAAATTGCTTCTTTTCCAACTGAAGCTTTATTTACTACTGCAACAGGTGGAACGATAACTTGTTGTGGAGATTATAAAATTCATGTTTTTACAGGAGATGGTACTTTATGTGTTGAATCAGCAGGTAAACCTGGTAGTAACAAAGTAGATTATATGGTAGTCGCTGGCGGCGGAGGCGGTGGCCGTGGAACTGGAGGCGGAGGCGGAGCCGGAGGTTTTAGAGAATCTCAAGACCCTGCAGCAGCACCTCTTTGGACTGCATCCCCGATAGCATCTTCAACATCTTTAACTTGTATTTGCACAGGAGCTGTTCCAGTAACAGTTGGAGCTGGTGGTATTGGAGCAAATATTCCAAATCCTAACAATGCAACACAAGGAAGTGATTCTGTATTTTTATCTATCACATCTGCAG